TAACAAAATTAGTTTTAACATTTCCAGTAAAAATAAGTCTTCTTTGTCCACCAGGAGCCATTATAATATATATGAATAATAAAAATATATATATCATAATTTAAGAAATTCTTTGTGAATCAATATCACCGGATACTAAATAAATTGAATTCTCTGTAACAATGATATACTCGCTCTCAACCTTGTAAATTTTACTAATAGGGCTAGTATATTCATCTTCACTCTTAACGAGTAATTTTTCTTGATTGGACTTAACTCCAATAATAACCTCCTTATCAAGAGAGGATGTCCAATAATCTGATTTAACCTCTTTATCCTCAACAATAGCTAATTTCCAAGCATGTTGAAGGCAAGTATTAGAAGGCATTCTATAGGTTTGCTCTGAAGCTTGTGAACTCATTATATAAGGAAATAAATATAATTCTTTAAATACTTATTATTATTAAAAGTTAATTTAAGTTCAATAGATTAAAAAATAATAATAAAATATTTTAAAGTATTAATGAAAAATAATACTTTAAATAATATTGAAAATTATAACACAGAATTAGATTCTAACGAACATATTCTCTTTATTAAATATATTGGACTGATTCATGAATTGATTGAATGTAGCGTAGATAATATTTTTATTCAGAAATCCGAATATTTGAAGTATGTATTAATGAAAGGAATAAAAAATGTATTTTATATTTACAATTTCTTATTATTATATACCAAAAATTTAGAACTAACGATTTATCATACACAAAAAGCAATTTTATATTTTATTGAATTTATAGGTCAGATAGGTGATGATAATCATAGTTTTTTAAAATTAAATACGAAAGATGCTAGTTTATTTATTTATAAGAAAACAATATTTGATGTAAATAACGACTTTAGAAAATCATACGAAGAATCTGAAGAAACAAAGACAAAGATGGAAATGTTACACTTATATATTTCAATATATAATAATATAATTCTGAAAATTATAGAAAATTTTGATTTTCAAAGTAATACACTAGAAGATCTTCAAACAATAACATTTACAAAATTATACAAAATTGTGGAATCTTTAATACAATTACCCATTATATTCAAAAAAAACAAAGAAAATATAAACGAAAAGATAAATGAGTATAATACATTTGTGAATAATATTAATATTTGTTATTCAATGCCATTTATATGTAAAAATTACTTGAATTTAATTAATTATACAATAAAGAAGGGTTATAAAAAAAAAATTGATAATATTATTATAAAAAAAAAATTAGAATTAATAAATATCGAACAACAATTGGACGATTATTCTATATGTAAAATTTACAATTATATAACAAATTAATTCATTAGGATATTTTTCTTACGAATTTTTTTCTTTCTTTGTTTGTTGTTTTGAGTATTATTATGTTCAGTAATACATGATATATTTCTATATTCGCTCTCAAGAATTGTTTTAATAAATTTATAAATTTCGTGTAATACATCTTCCTCACATTTTCCGACTACCAATACGCTTCCTGTTCTAAAAACCATAAAGGATATTTCCTGAAAGTCTTTATGTTTAGGTTGTTGACCATTTTGCTCTGATAGCGTATTATCGTAATAGAATTTACACTGAATACCTGGATAAGAACAAGCATCAAAATTACTATTAATACGATATTTATATTTTAATAAATCGTATAATTTATCTCTATCAATAAAATATCCACAATTGAAATTAGAATTAATCAATACTGTTTCGCTTTTCTCTTTTATATAAGATAATTCTTCTCCTATAAATGGTCGTAGTATACTTACTAATAGTTGTAAAACCTTTTCTAATAGAATTTCAGTTTGAATACCGGGAATTTCTAACTTTCCTGTATTAAATACCTTAATATGCATTTCTTTGTATTCATCATTATGAAATATTCTCATTATCATAACAAAGCAATTAAAGAATGCTCTCTTTTGTTTACTTCTGTAACTTAAAATATCTTTTTTACAAATACCAATGCTTATTTTTCGTTGATCTTTATATTTAATCCGTCCATCAGGATTTTCAATATGTTCAATTATTTGTTCCTCATAATATTTAACATCTTCAAGATTATGTGAAATAGCATCTACCTCTTCTTTACAAACAGATGAATATTTAATCTGTTTTTTTATAATTCCATTATTTGGAGAACTATAATCTAAAATAGGAATATCCCAAAATATTTTTTTAATATCAATTTCATTTGTATTCAAATACGAAATCTTGGTTTTTGTAGAAATATATATGGGTGAACATTTAGGAATACTATTTACATCATTGGACTGTAATTTTGATATATTATTTCCAGAAATAATATTTTCACTAACTATCTCGATATCTCCTGTTAAATCATCTCCATCATTTTGTAAAAAGCTTTCCCATTCATCATCAATAGTTTCCATCACTATAGTATCTATATTGTTTTGTTTAAATATATTTATTTATATTTAAAAGGTTCAATTATTTTCTTTATCTATAATAAACATGGACTACACTCATGAAAGAACGATACCGCTTCCTATCCAAAAATCTTCTTCTAATGACAATTGTAAAGAATTGAGCTTGAATCACACATTTTTTGACCCTAGTAAGATGTCGCCACCAAATAGTTTTATGGATAAATTAATGAAACGAATGGATAATTATTATTCACCAACAGATAATCAAAAAAAGGATTTTTTTGGAAAAAAAAAAAATTGAAGTCATAATATCGTATCAATACATATATAATTATTAATACGATGGGTTGTGTTTTAAGCTGCTGTCAGATTTGTTTGTTAGGATGTGCTCCTAAGACCTTGATAAGTCTTGATATTTCAAAAAATATTTCTTCTATGATTGATGAATATATTCACAAAATGAAAGATATTACATTTACTATGCCTCCAGCATGGAGTCCAAATATTACTAAGGATAAAGATTTAATTAAATATCTCTCTAAACAAATATTATTAGCATTAAAATCAATCACAAATTTTAAACCATATTCTTTTAATGGTTTTACTGATGAATATATCACAGTTAATTTATCATATTATCTAATTCATAAAATGTTTGATAATGAATATGAATTTAATACATTAGATAATATTCCTATCGATACTTGCTTTTATAAAAAACCTAATATCACTGAAGAATCTAAAAACCGTTTTATAACAAACTTGGAATTATTTCCTACAAAAACTATTTCTTTTACTAGTAATGATTCTACAGATAAGCTACTATTAGACATTAAATTGAAAAAGATGTTAACATCTGCTATTAATAATACTGATTTTGATGCTATTATTTTAGCTATTTATAATGAATTTCTAGATAAAGTAGAACAAAAAAATACAGAACAAATGGAGGCATTAACTGCTAACATTATTTAAAAATTTGTTTAGTTTTAAAATGCTATAAGGTAACATATAATCTATATTTAATTCGGATATATGCATAACATTTTCTACAAAAGATAAAAATGAACTATTTATTATATGTTTCTTGTTTCTAATAAGAAAATTTAAATAATTTTTTATAATATTCTTTTTTTCAATATTATATTCAATACTTAATTTTGAAATAAATTGTAAATTTTCATCTAATGTCTTATTTTTAATATCATATGTTATTTGTTCCCATAATTCTGTTTGTATTATTTTTTTGTTATATATAATTTGTTCATTGGATTGCATATAATTAATCATACTTCTAATATCAGAGTTAAATAATTTCTGGATTAAATAAATGGTTTCATCACTATATTGTAATTTTTCCTTTTCATTTATTATATTTAAAAAATTAATTATCTCTTTTTCAGGTAATTGATTAAATCTTAATCGAACAAATTCATTTTGTAAAGCCTCATCTATTCTGCTAATATAATTACATATTAAACAAAACCTAACATTTGATTTATAACTTTGTAATAAATATCGCAATGCTATTTGAGCATTTTTTGTCATATAGTCAACCTCATCTAGAATCACAAATTTCATACCATTATTAAACAAACTTTTAGAATTTACAAAACTATTAATCTGATTTCTTATTATATCAATTCCTCTTTCATCTGACGCATTTAAATGAATCATTAAGTTTTGCTCATTACTAGTTTCTTGATATGCTTTTATTAAATTAATAATGCTTGTTGTTTTACCTGTTCCAGGAGGTCCATAGAATAATAAATTAGGAAAATGTTCATTTTTTATGATATTTTCTAAAATTATTTTATTTAATGGATCTAATACAATATCATCAAATGTATTTGGTCTATATTTTTCAACCCATGGAGTAAAAATATTCATATATACTATACTATAAATATGGTTATTTATTTAAATAAAATTGAATGATTATAATATAAATAATATACTATAATCTATCTTAATGAATAAACCTGAGTTAAATATCTATGTTGGTTCAATGTATGCTGGAAAGTCGACAGAAATTATTAAAAATTTCAAAACACTAGTAGCTGCTGATGTTAAATCTTTGGTTATTACACATTCATTAGAAAATAGATTTGATGAAAATTATTTATCAACACATGATAATATTAAAATTCCGTGTGAAAAATTATCAAATATTAAAGATATTTATCAACTCAATTCATTTAATGAATCATCTGTAATATTAGTTGATGAAGCTCAGTTTTTTGAAGATATTAAAGAGGTTATTAATATTGTGGAAATAAATAAAAAAACGGTTTATGTTTTTGGTTTAGATGGGGATTTTAAAAGAAATAAATTTGGAGGTATTTTGGATTTAATACCATATTGTGACAATGTTCATAAACTGAAATCTATTTGTTATAAATGTAAAGATAAAGGTATATTCAGTTTAAGAATATCCAATTCTGAAAATCAAGTATTGGTAGGAAGTAGTGATGATTATCAACCAGTTTGTAGGAAATGTTATTTACAAAACTCATAAATTAAATTATAACATCACCTATTGTTATTTTTATTTTAAAACTATTACAAAACCATTTAAATTAATATCATCAATTTAATTATAAAATGAGTTCACCAATTGTCGAGAAGAAGAAAAGAGGAAGAAAGAAACAAAATATTGTTTTAACGGTTGAAGAAACACCTGAAACACCTTCAACCAAACCACCTCCTAAGAAAAGAGGAAGAAAACCGAAAGGGGGTAAAATTATCCAACAAAACACTATTTTGACTGATAATACAGAATCAGAACCAAATATTATTTTACATTTAAAATGTTCTAATGATGATATCGTAGAAAATAAAGATTATTCGTTAAAATATGATCCAAATATTGAAAATATTAAAAGTTTTAATTTTGATAATATGGAAACAAATAATTTTTTATTAGATAATAAAAACAATATTAATAATAACATTATTAATAATAACAATAACAATAACAGTAATAACGATATCGATAATGATGATTGTAGCAAAACATCTAAAAATGAATTATGGGATAAATTAAACCAATTAAAGGTTAATTTACATAAAAATAATATTTCTGATAAACGCTCTGCATGTTTTTGGTGTACATATGATTTTGATAATCCGCCTATTTTTATACCTAAAAATGAATTTAAAAATAATTATCAAGTATATGGATGTTTTTGTAGCCCTGAATGCTCCTCTGCTTATTTAATGAATGAAAAAATTGATTCATCTGTTAAATTTGAAAGATACCAATTATTAAATCATGTTTATGGAAAAATCTATGATTATAAAAAAAATATTAAACCATCACCAAATCCTTTTTATCTACTAGATAAATATTATGGAACATTGACTATTAAAGAATATAGAGATTTATTTAAAAATGACCAACTATTGATTGTTGTAGATAAACCATTAACACATGTATTTCCAGAATTATACGAAGATAATTCTGATTTTATTTTAAATCAACGAACAATTCCTACAAATTCTACCTATAAACTCAAACGAAAAGGAACTGTTCCAAAAAAAGCTAGTGTCCTTGACGATTTAACATCTAAAAATTAAATATTTTATTTTATTATTTAATTTTTATTAATTATCTTCTTCTGTTTCTGTTTCCACTACTTCTTCTACAACTTCCAATTGTTTTTTTGCTTCCTCCTTTATTTTTTTTATATGTGCTACTCTTTGACGATATATCTCTTCTTGTTTTTCCTTCATTTTCTGTATTTGTTCATTTCGTTCACGCTCTAAACGAAAATTTTTAGCTCCTGTATCCATTAAATTTCTTATCTCACCGTAAATCTGTTGGTTTATTGAACCAGTCTGATCTTTTTTTTTGTCTTCTACACCGAAGTATTTATTTAAAACTGTCATATAATCATATTTTGCCTCTTCTAATTGTTTCTTTGCTTCATCTTCCGATAATTCAGTCTGTCTACATATCATATTAACAGACTCTTCTTTAATTCGTGTTATTTGAAATTCTCTCTGCTTAATAAATGCCTCTTCTCTTAATTGTTTTTCTGTTTTCTTAAATTCAGCCCCTCCACTTATATCTAACACTTCATTTGAACATGTTATTTCAATAACTTCATTGGTATCAGATTGTGTAAATTCACTCATTATATATATTCTCTTAAATGTTTTTTAAACTATATTAAACGAATATCATTAGATAAATTAATGGAGAATCATATACGTCTTACTCAGCCATCTAATTTAAATACATATGTCGATGAATTTCATACTAAAATGAAGGAAGAATTTGCCGATTCTTTAACAAAAATTTATAATGATGATATGAAAAAATATGATGATATTATTAATATTATTATTCAATTACCCTTTGTAAAAAGAATCATCGAAGAAAATAATTCTCTTAGAGAAAAATTAAATATTTTAGGTCAATCATCTGACGAGACAGAACCTATTAAACTCGAAATTTCAGATAAACCACTCACTACATCTTATATAGATCTTGATAAAATATCGTTTTCTCAAAATGAAAAGACTGAATCTAGCGATTCGTCAGATGACACATCTAGCGATGATGAAGAGGATGAAGAGGATGAAGAGGATGAAGATGAAGATGAAGAAAAGCCTAATTTTCCATCATTCCCATCCAGTGAAACATCATATATAGCTGTTAAAAAAGTAGAAGTTGTAGAAACAATTACAAGCGCACTTCGAGAGGGAAGAGAA